TATTTTAAGAACGATCAAAACAACTGTGCGATGCGGCGCATGTATGGAGAGGCGCCAAAGTGGCGCTTTAAAGGCCACTCCGAGTTGCCATTTTGGCGTTGGGTAACCTCTTGGGCCAGGGCTTGTCGGAAGCCTTCCGATTTAGGCTTTGACGATGCCTTGTTTAACCTTCCGCCTCTTATCGAAAAGACAACGATGGTTACTGAATGTGGAGCTCCAAAAGGAATGCTTTTCAATATCCCGGCATCCACGCTGCCGGAACAACGCAAAGAAAAAAGAAGGACGATCGAGGAGCGCTGCGAAAAACTTGCTGCAGCTGTTTCTGGTAACGATCCTGCTTTTGTATTTTGCCAACTCAATGATGAGGGTGATTACCTTGAGAAGCTGATACCCGATTGCGTGCAGGTGAGTGGTTCCGATTCGGACGAGAAAAAGGAGGAGAGCTTTCTTAATTTTGTGGATGGCAAGGCGCGGGTGCTTATCACTAAGCCGAAGATAGGTGCCTGGGGTTTGAATTTCCAGCACTGTAACCATGTTGCCGGTTTCCCGAGCCATAGCTATGAACAGTATTATCAGGTAGTGCGCAGGTGCTGGCGCTTTGGGCAAAAAAAACCAGTCACGGTGGATGTCTTTTTAACTGAGGGAGAGAAGAAAATACTGGCCAACCTGCAGGAGAAATCAAAACACGCCGCAATTATGTTTAACAACCTAGTCTCGGAAATGAACAACTCAATATCTATGCAAACTAAAAACAATCACATAGTAGAGGCAAAGATACCAGCATGGCTATAATTGACCAACACATCACGCCAGAATACGCCATATATAATGGCGATTGTATGGAGGTGATGAAATCATTTCCAGATGAGAAAATCCACTTGTCGGTATATTCGCCGCCATTTGGCGGCTTGTATCACTATTCCAGCGATACACGCGATCTTTCTAATTGTTCCACCTATAAAGAATTTTTCGATCACTATGGTTTTGTGGTGCAGGAAATAACTAGATTGACCATGCCAGGAAGAATTAGTGCGGTTCATTGCACTGACGTACCCTCAAGCAATAATGGCAAGGACTACCTTACAGATTTTCCCGGTGACATTATCCGATTACACGAGAAATACGGATGGCACTTTATTGCACGGCACACCATCTGGAAAGAGCCACTATGGGTACGCAACAGAACTATGACCCGCAATCTTTCTCATAAAACGATTGTCGATGATGCAGCCTATGGCGGTGTAGCTTCCGCTGACTACATGCTGATATTCAGGAAGCGCGGAGAAAACAAAATACCAATAGCGCACCCGACTGGACTTGACCGCTATGCCGGCGAGAGTCCACTCCCAGCTGATGTGCTGCCTTACAAAGGATGGGCTGGTCCTCAGACCGAAAACAAATACTCGCATCAGATTTGGCGTCGGTACGCCAGCTCTGTCTGGGATGATATCAATATGGGTAATGTGTTGCCGTTTCAAGACAGCAAAGACCCTGATGATGAAAAACACGTTCACCCGCTCCAGCTTGACATAATAGATCGGGTGATTGCACTGCGTTCCAACCCGGGAGAAACCGTGTTTACTCCATTTATGGGCGTTGGTTCGGAGGTATATTGTGCCGTCAAATATGGCCGCAAGGGTATCGGGATTGAACTGAAGCAATCCTATTTTAAGCAAGCAAAAATGAATATGGCGCTTGTTTTTGAGGCTCAAAGCAGGAAGCGTAGCCTGTTTGCGATAGAAGCATAGCAGATCATTTGAGGCAGAGGATTTTCTCTGAAGAACATCATGTACCCTTTTTTTATATTGGAGGTAACCACAATGAGCGTTCAGAACTGCAAAGACTCCTTCAACCATGCTCTGCTTACTATGCAGGGCTTAAATGATCGAGAGGCGGCGAAAGTGTTGGGCCTGTCACCTCAAACCCTAAGAAATTGGCGCGCCAAGCGTCGTGGGCCTGTTTACAGAAAATTACACAGGCGTGTGGTCTACCTTGTTGCGGACCTTCAGGCGTTTTTGGAAGCGCGGCGGATCGCTCCGGGCGAGGATGTGTAATCATGGCTGAGCGCCTTTTCTTATACCCTGCTCACTACATAGTTTTACTATTTTCGCCTACATAAATCATGTAGAGGATGGCAGAAATCACAGTACCAAGGGAGAAGAGAAATGACCCACACCGAATCATCAGCCCTCGCCATGCTTCACCGAAACGGCATCGACAAAGACAAGGAAATGCCCCACATCCTCATTCTTCGGGGAACCATCGGGATCGGCTGCTGGGGAGCGATCAACTACCTGGTGAACCACGAGGGATATAGAACGAGGGATGAACGATGAGGCTTGCATATATCGCCATGCCCTATAGAGCAGCTACCACCTGGGAGATCCACCAGAACATAGAGGCCGCCAAGAGGCTCGCCAGGAAGTACTGGAAAAGCGGCCTTCTCGCCGTCATCTGCCCTCATGCCAACACCGCCCATTTTGACGGTGCCGATATTCTCGATACCGTCTGGCTGCGCGGGACGCTCGAGATGATGAAGCGCTGCGACGTGGTTGTCATGGGGCCGCGGTGGAAGAGATCTCCGGGCGCGATCATCGAGCATGACACGGCCAAGGAATGTGGCATCGAGATTCTTTATGACGATTCACCGGAAATGGAACTCTTCTGCTATGGGGAGGTGAAGGGATGAACTACCAGGCAGCCGCACAGAGAATAGCATCGCTGGTGACAGAGAAGCAAGCCGCCTATGGTGACTCGTTTGGACGCTCGGGCGCGGTGCTTCGCGAGCTTTACCCGAACGGCATCAAGCCGGATCAGTACGACGACCTACTTACCATTGCCCGGGTGCTGGATAAGCTATTCCGCATTGCCAACGATAAGGGATACGGCGGCGAGTCGCCCTGGGCGGACATCAACGGGTATTCCCTGCTCGCCCTGGCGAAGGAAGAAACGAGCATCGCTCCCGGCCGAGTTCCTGAGGAGCCGTTCTATTTTGGCGATGCTATCCAGACGGGGAGAGAATAGTGACCCACAACCCGCCACATACCGGGTTAACTTCCGGCAATAATCATGCTACTCTTCCTTTTCAGGACAACCTGAATACAGGAGGTATTTGCATGAAAGGCGGGATCTACTCAGAGGAGAAATGCCCTCTTTGCGGGGCAACACTGCAGTACACAGAAAAGCACGGGATCGCTTGCCCGGAGCATCCACAGATCCGGGGCGAGAAGTGCCGGGTGATCTTTGGCCGACAGCTCCGGCGCAAGTTCAGCTCGCTGCGCCAGGCCGAGCATTTTCTCAATGGTATCCGGCATGAGGTTGAGCAGGGGAAATTCGATAAGCGCGACTACCAGAAGGAAAACCCGCTGGGGTTTATCACCCGCGTGGTGGGCCTTTTTTGTTGAGGAGGGAAAATGGCTAAAGGACGGATGATTTCAAAATCGATCAGCGCCAGTGAAAAGCTGCTTCTTCTGGGGGAAAAATTGGAAGAGTGTGGCCTCTCTGAATTTGGGCAGCTTCTTTATACCTGGATCATCCCCCACACGGATGATTATGGACGGTTTGATGGCTCCTCAAATATCGTGAAAATCAAGGTCATGCCTGGATCTTCACGAACAATACAGGAGTTCAAGGCAGCCTTAGATGCTATGCACGAGGTTGGACTTGTAAGGATCTACCAAATAGACGGCAAAAAATATCTGGAGATACCAGATTTTGATAACCATCAAACCCTCCGCAATGATCGACCCCGCATTGCAGAATACCCCAGCCCTGACGATCCAGACGAAGCGGTGATTAAGGAATATCTCGCCAATCACCTTGAAGACTTTGAAAAAGGCCTTCGTTTTCTATCAAGGGAATATCACGTTTCCATCCCCTATTCTTCCAGGTTCCATCGAATTGATATCCTTGCCGTCGATAAAGACGGCAGGCTAGTAATTATCGAGGCAAAAAAGCGGATCGGGAAGGCATTCACAATTAGGCAGCAAATTGTGGAGCAGTTGAAATATCTGAATGCGAAAAACGCCAGGGCTATATTTGCGGCTCCTTGGTTTGAGGACGACGTAGAAGAAGAGGCTAAAAAATACAACGTTGAACTGTGGAAGTTAAATAGTATTGACTTTCAATGCCTTGGGAAAATGACAACCACAGACTGTCCAGTGACAACCACAGACTGTCAAGCGTTCCCACAAGACGCCATCAGTCAAAACAAGTTAAGGGAAGGGAAGTTAAGGGAAGGTAAGGGAAGAGAAGGAAAGGAATGTACTACGTACATTCATACGTCCTCAGCCGACAAAAATGCTGAGGACGAGAGTGTGATCGATTCCGAACTGGAGCCACCGGATCAAGAGCAAGAAGATCCGACGCCAAAAAAAGAAGAAGCCATTCCTCAATGTCCTCATCAGGCGATAATAGACCTCTATCACAAAACACTTCCCGAATTGCCACGCGTAAGAGTTTGGAACGATGATCAGCAAAAAGCGCTTCGCACTCGTTGGAAAGATGATCAACAGAGGCGCAACCTGGAATGGTGGAAGTTGTTTTTCGAGCTCATACGAGGATCGCCGTTTCTTATGGGCAGAGAGAATGGCTTTCAGGCCGACCTGGAGTGGCTGATACGGCCCAAGAATTTCGCGAAGATTATGAATGGCCGCTATCACAGGCAGGATCAAGGTAAGTACACGCAAACAGGATATAAAAACCTGGAGGTAATGAAATCATGGCTCAAGAAGCAGCGGGTAGAGAAGAGCGATTCCTGAAATATATGCACACCTGTTCAGAGATGTATAACACATCACTTTCTGAAGGGGTTATCTCGGCCTATTGGGAAACGATGAAGGAATACTCCGACCAGGAAATAATGAGAGCGTTCAATATGGCTTTCAAAACGTGCCGCTTTTTCCCGAAGCCGGTTGACCTCCTCGAGTGCATCGAGGGTGAAAAGAGCGATAAGTCACTGCTCGCATGGGAGAAAGTCTATAAGGCGATCTCTGGAGTAGGCGCTTATGAGAGCGTGCAGTTCGACGATCCGGCAATTCATTCCTGCATCGAACTCATGGGAGGTTGGCCGCAGCTCTGCCACGCCAAAACTGATGAGATGAAATGGAAGCAGAAGGAATTCGAGAACCTTTACCGGGTGATGTCAAAACGGGAAGATCATTCCGGATATTTACCGGGCATCTTCGAAACGGACAACGCAGCGAGAGGCTTTAAGGTGCCTACCAATGTGAAGATGATCGGAGAACGAGGCGAAGTTCTTGGTATTGCCGGAAAAGAACTGAAAGCGATAGAGGAAGCAGCAGTATGAAACTTTCTATCCGCCACAAATATAACGCAAAACGTGCCGAGCGTGACGGCATTAAGTTCGACTCGACTAAAGAGGCCAGGTATTACGATGAGTTGCAGCTCAGGGTTAAGGCCGGAGAAGTGCTCTTCTTTTTGCGGCAAGTTCCATTTCACCTTCCCGGTGGAGTCAAACTGATCATCGATTTCGTTGAGTTTTGGAGCAATGGCACGGTGCATATTGTCGATGTCAAGGGCGCAAAAACCGAGCAATACCAAGCCAAAAAGCGGATGGTCGAAGCTCTTTACCCGGTGGAGATAGAGGAACGATGACATCAGAACAATGGCTCACCCAGCACAAAGACAACACAGTCGGCCCCGGATGCCTGCTCCACGCAACACACATCAGTAAGGAGCGGTGCGTGTATAACCAGGAGGCACGGGCAAACTGCATTCATGTTGAATCCGGATTTAAACCGGGCACAGATCCGATGTATCCGACCTGTCAGGATTGCGAACGAGGCAGAGAGGTAAAGGCGGAGATGAAGGGGAAGGCGAAGCTGGAGCCAAAGAGACGAGACAGGGGTCAATGTATCGAGCCGGGATGTACCGAGA